GGAATTTTGGGGATGGTATGCAGCCATATCTAGGTTGGCTGACGACCAGCTTTGGCGTTTTGACCAGATTACTAACTTATCCCTTGTATCTTGTCTTAACCACATGTCGTACTTACTTGACGTTTATCAACAAAGAAAACAAGAAGCTCAGAAAGGAACTTAAACAATTATGGCAGTAGTAACATTTTTAGTATCATCAGGTTCAACTCAGGTTGACGCATGTTTAACATCACCATCTTTTAATGTGTATGCTGATGATGCAAATTGTTTTACCTGTCCCCCAAGTTTTACTTGTTGGCCTTGTTTAACTACATCTCAACAAGTATTTCTTGACCCTGCTCTTACAATCCTCGTTGGAGATGGATACTATTCCAATCTATATGACCCTGGTGCAAATCAATTTGCAACTTGGTATATTGTAGGAGGTTTCCCTCAAGGTGCTGGTTTTATGAGTTGTGTTAATGGTCCCACTCCAACACCTACTCCCAATGAAACCCCAACACCTACACCTACTCCAAATGAAACACCCACACAAACTCCCACACCTGATGTAACACCAACACAAACTGTTACGAATACAGGAACACCAAATATTCCTACGCCAACACCTACCCCAAGTGAGACACCAAAACAAATTAACTTCAAAACCTTAGCTAATGATTTTCAAAGATTAGCTGCGGCTCATAAGCAAATTAATTCATTTGGTTTGGGGGATATCAATCAGATGTCTTATTGGACTCAGTTCAGAGACAATGTAGAGAACGAGCACTCACAATCTCCTTACTATCCACTTCTATATGTTGTCCCTTCAACTGTAGAAAACAATCTTCAATTCAAGACATGGAACTTCAACACAGTTATTGCAGATATCTTGGAAAGAGATTTGAATAATCAAACAGATATCTCAAGTGATACCCTTCAGATTCTACAAGATGTTATCTCTCAGTTCAGATTGTCTGTAAGTCAAATACAGGGCGATTACTACGACAAATATTATTTGGATGACTCAGTATCATGTGTTCCATTTTTGGAGAAATATGATGACCTGTTAAACGGATGGACAGGACTTCTAAAGATTAAGACAATGACTAGTCTTGATAGATGTGCTGCAGCCTACAATACTTTTACTGGTACCCCAATTGTTCATCAGACAATCAACTTCAAAACATTCCATGATGACTTTAGATTATTAGCTGACCATCATAAGCAGTTAAAATCATTTGGTTTTGGTTCATATCAAGACTTCACATATTGGACCGAGTCAAGAGACAAAGAAGAAAACGAACACTATCAATCACCCTACTATCCACTTATGTATGTTGTTCCTGGTAATGTGCAACAACAATTTGGACTTATGACCTATCAATTCCAAGTAATTGTTGCAGACATTATTGAAAGGGACTTAGTAAATCAAACAGATGTCCTATCAGATACCAATCAGATAATGGATGATATCATTGGTCAGTTTAGACTATCTGTAACTAATGCTCTTGGGAATTTTAATGAGAAGTATTATCTAAAAACACCCGTTGTTTGTACACCATTTCTTGAGAAGTTTGATGACTTGCTTGGGGGATGGACAGCAACATTATCAATTGAGGTAATGGATTCTCTTGATAGATGTGATGCAGCATTTAGACCATTCAATACTCCAACACCTACTAAGACTCCAACTCAAACTCCTACACAAACTTCAACACCAACACCTTCTATTACTGCATCTCAGACACCAACTACTACGCCAACACTTACACAGACACCAACTAATACAACTACACAAACTCCTACTGTAACAGAAACAAAAACACCTACTCCAACTCAGACTTCTACAAATACTTCTACACCTACACCAAGTATAACTGCATCACAAACGCAGACACCTACACCTTCTATTACAGCATCTCAAACACCAACAACAACACCAACAGTTACTCAGACACCAACACTAACTGCTTCACAAACACCAACTGTAACAACAACAAAGACACCTACAGAAACCCCTACAAATACTCCTACAATCACAGCATCACAAACACCAACCATAACATCTACACCAACCAATACACCATCAGTTACAGCAACTCAAACGCCAACAATAACACAAACACCTACAAACACAGAAACACCAACCAATACACCTACTCCAACTCGTACACCAGCTGTTGCACAATTGTGGAATACAAATGGTGATTTGTGGAATAACGAAAATCAACAATGGAATTTAATATAAAAATTTAATATATGGCAAATTTATCAGGTCAAACAATTCAATCAACATATCCAGGTTTATTGAATCTTAACGTAGCTACTACTGGAATTACATCAACACCACAAGCAATTACAGATGGTTTTGGAAATGATACAGGACTAAACATTGCAACTAATTATCTTGCAGCACCTAATCTACTAAACTTTTACAATGAGTTTGTTCCTGATTATGGCGGTGTAGGATTTGGTACTGGTTCAGCTGCAAACTCAGCAAACATAAACAATAGGGTAATTTATAGTGCATTTTGGGATTCAGGTGTAAATGCATATTCTGCATTAACTTATAACCTACAAACATTAACAACAACAAATGATACTGTAACATTTTCACTCTATACTGCACAGATGGTAGATGGTATTGGAATTGCACCAAAAGATTTAATTTTGAGCGGTGTTTCAATGACTACAACAGGAACAACAGGTGTTAAAAAAACAAATTTGGTAAGTAATGTAAGTTTCTCAGGTTATAGTGGGGGTGGATATTACATCTACGGATATGTAATAACAACAACAGCTGCAACTCCAACCATAAGATTTACAACAAGAAATACAGCAGTTGGGTCATATTCAAACTTTGATTCAATGGGTTTTTTCTTAACCTTTGCAGGAACCTCATTAGTACCTGGCTCAAAGGCACCACTACAATCTTTAATGGGCGTTTTGAATACTGTTCAAGCAAGTTATTCCAAATCAGATATACAAAACCAATGGAATGCTGTTAACGGTGTAAACTGGGGATTTGGATTAAATGTCGTTAAGTAATGTTTGAATTCACTGAAGAAGCACTGAACGCATTTGGTCAAGTATTCACAAACTACTTGAAAGAACAGTTGTTAATTCAACAGTTTCCTTATGCGCCAGGTTATGCAGGTGGAGGAACATTAAGAGGTAATGGAAACAAATATGCAACAGGTCAGTTATATGAATCAATCAAGTATTCAATTGAAACAGATGTTACAGGTCAACCTGTTCTTGTTCTATCTTATGTTGATTATTTTGATTATGTAAACGAAGGTAGAAGACCAAAACAGAAAAAAGTTCCAATCAATGCTCTACTTAATTGGATTGCAGTTAGGGGAATACAAGTGAGAGATAAAAAGGGTAGAGATATACCTCCACTTAGTTTAGCATTTGCGATTCAAACAAACATTTTCAAGTTTGGTATAGCTCCTGCCAATATTTATGATAGGGGGTTGGAAGGTATTCTCAGTTTAATTGAAAATCCACCAGCAGGACCAGTAGATGCAGCACTTGAAAAAGTATTACAAGCTACAGCCGAAGATGTGGTAAAAATATTGGAAAAACAATTAACCTCAAGACAACCTTCAAAATAAAATGGCATTTAATTTAGATATATTACAAAAACCTTTAGATGTAACTGAAACCCACTCAGACCATACATGGAATGTTAGGGTGAATGATTATTCTGCATATACAGACATCAAACTAATGGTTGATGTGTATAAGAATCCTTATAGTTCAGATTTAGGTCCAATACAAATATCAGGGAAACAAGCAAGACTTATTGTTCCTGTAAACGAATATGGTAATTGCATATTCAACGTAGAAACAATCATCAGAGATTTTGTTCAAGCTAATCCAAGAAACTTAAGTATGGTTATCACAGGTGTAACATCAGGAACATCTGAGAACAATCCATTCCTTGTTGAATATTACTCAGCAAATTCTTTATCATATTCTGCACAATCAAACCAAGCCACGATTGTTAATGAGAGACCTTCTAATGTAGGGTTTTCTAACGGGTTTAACGGAGCTGAAGATGGTTATCAACCCTTGTATCAAGTTAACGAATATCGTTTAATTTTTGGTCTACAATGGACTTCAGGTGGGACTACAGTTCAAGTGATAGACACAACCAACTATAATGTTTATTCAGGTTGGACAGGTCAATCTATCAATCCAGCTTCTGCTGCAACACAACCTTATGGTGTGATGATATATCCTGGCGTACAACCGAATAAACAAGTTGGGGTTGCTACAAATCCTGCTTTTAATCCATATTACACAACAGACCCCGATTACAACTATCACAATACAAGAGCTTACTCATATGCAATGAATACAGGAACATATCCTTTTAATAGACAAGGTTTGTTCATGGCAACATTTGGTGATGAAACAATCCCAATGAAAGCATTCGGTGGAGCAGTCCAAAACACAAGATACAGAACACACTATTACAAGTGTCCAATTGTATGTGGATTTATGTATGGGGAAAATCCATTATTCGATAATAGTGCTTGTGTTAAATCAATTTCATTCTTACAAAAAAGTTCAGTTAATACCACATTAAACTATGATGTGTTATTAGCTTCACCAATAGATTTTACTTCAAGACCTGGTAATACCAATTCATATCTGAATCAGAGAATAGCATATGCGATTTGGAAACAAAATCCAAATGTTAGAACACAATCAGATGTTGCAATCTTTTTATCAAGTGGTGGTTGTGACCCCACAATTGCATCAGGAGTTTCAGAGATAGTTCAGTATAAGATGGTTGGGGAAGAATGTTTTAATGACCCTGTATCGTTTCTATTTATGAATAGACAAGGTGTTTGGGATACGTATACTTTCACAAAGAAATATAGCAAAACATTTATCCCTGAGAAGAAAACATTCAGACAACAAAAGACCCTTAATACCACAACTTGGAATAGACAATCTTATGATAGAGCTGAATCAGTATTCTATGGAACAGCAGATGAAATTGTAACAGTTGATTCAAACTTTGTTATACAAAATGATGTGCAGATTATTGAGGAGTTATTGATGTCCCCTTATGTTTATCAGATAATGGACAATTATACACCTGTAACACCTCAGACACAAATATTCCCATATCTAATTCCTTGTACAGTACAAAATAAAGAGGTAAAACAATATATAAACAAATACGAAAGAATTTTCCAATATACTATTGAACTTAAACAGGTTCCTTATAGAGATTATTTTATACCTTTTTAATATATGCTGCAAATTAGAACAACCGTTGGTAACAAGAAAGTATTTCTCGATTTATATAAAGATGAACCTGTTCTTCTTAATCTATCCTTTGCTGAACTGCAAGATATTACCAAGAAGAACTCAAACTTTTCTCAACAATTTAATCTACCTGGTTCTAAGTTAAACAACGAAATATTCAATTTCTTTTTTGACTTAAATGCAATCCCCACAGATTTCAATCCCAATAACAAGTTCAATGCAACTCTTATGTGGGATGGTTTTGAAATCATGACTGGTACAATTAGGTTGAATGGTGTTACACTTTCTGATGGTGAAATAATCTATCAAGTTACGTTCTATAATCAGGTTGGGGATTTGATGGCAAATATTGGGGATAAGTTCTTAGCTCAAACAAACCTATCAGGACTTACTCACCCATATACAGATGATGTAATTTATTATTCTCAATTAGACCCATCTTTATTTGCATTAACTGGTTCTACAAACTATTCTTATCAGAATGGTAAGACAATGTGGAGTCTATATAACATCGGATACAACTATACCAATACAACATCTGCATACACTCAGTTCTTCAATGCAACATCTGTAACAAACGTATCAATTGGACCAGGTTCAAAAACATTTAATACACAAAAAAACTTACCATATCAAATTGGGGATGGAATTAAATGTTTTCACGACACAACAAGATTCATGTTTGGAACTGTTACAAGTTATAACTACCAAACAGGAGTTTTAATTGTTAATATAACTGCAACGGAGGGTAGTGGTTCGCAAAATAGTTGGTCCTTCACATTAACATCTTTAGCCTCAGGACAGATTGTTGATTTATTCACAACACCACTTCTTCAATTCTCTCCTGTAAACTTTACCACAGGTCAATATAACCCCATTCCTCCCAACTTCGATTTCTCGGGAACACCAGTAAGGGATTATTATTTTAAGCCAACCATTCAGGTTAAAACACTCTATGAACAAATCTGTGAAGATGCTGGTTATGAAATCCAATCAGACTTCTTTGATACAGACTACTTCAAGCATTTCTATATGCCGATGAAGTTTGTTGATGAGACAGTATATTCAAGAAATGCAATACCAGCTTGTTATGACTATGTGAATGATAACATTATACCGCAGATACCACCAACTGAAACATATACCAATCCGAGTTCAGGTGTAACTTGTAATTCTTTGGGTTGGTCAGCAAATACAACAACCTTTATTGTCCCTTCAGCTTACACTGGTTTTTATACATTTAGATTTTCATTTACAGGAACTCCGACTGTCCCTGAATGTGATTTCGTATTTGGTAACTATTCATATGCTGCACTTCAATTTTCTGATGGAGTACAACCACCAATTACAATCTATAATAACTGGTTTTGTGATGGTAAGCCAACCTCTGTTTCATTCGAACAACAATTCAATTTTACAGGACAATCTGCATTCAAACTCTATTGGTTTGGGGAAAACATTACAATAAGTGGATTCAAACAAACGATGGTCAATTCTCCGAGATTCATTCCTAATGGAACTCTGATTGATTATAGTTTGGAATTCCCTGATAATGACTACAAACAAATAGACTTCATTACAAGTGTTAATAGGTATTTCAATTTGGTTGTGGTACCTGATAACGATAAGCCGAATCTACTAAGGATTGAGCCTATTATTGACTATGTTGGTAAAGGTGAAATACTTGATTGGACAACAAAGATTGATTTCTCTCAAACACAGAATCTCTATCCTACATCACAATTATTAAATGGTACACTTGAATATGAATTTAAGTTGGACCAAGACTATGCAAATGCTGATTTCAAATCACAAACAAATAGAACATTTGGGACAGACAAATTCCAACTTAGTCAAGAGTATAAAGATGCGACAACCAAGTTTGATTATCTATTCTCATCTCCAATTGATATCACAATCAATAACTCGTTTGTTCCATTAATTACATTATCATCAATGTCTAAGGTTAAAACCGTAGATAAAGATGGTAGGTCTCAACAGACATTCGTTCCATTTAAGGTATTACCAAAGATTACATTCAGAGGTCCAACATTACCTCAAGATAACTATGGATTTATTGGGGGTTCAGGAACAACTACTGGTAACTCATTCTGTACATCAGGCGTAACATTAAACATCACAGACTCTGGCTATCTAAAATATGCTGATTGTTTTGGAACTCTAACATATCAATACTTCAATACTGGTACATATAACTTTGGAGCTAATTGTATCAACCCTTCAACAATAGCTGTCGGAATACCTTATGCTGACTTAGGTAATTTCACAATTACAACAAGTGGAACTCCATGTGGAGGGGTATTATCTCAACCATCATTCTATCAGAATTGGTATTTGGATGGAACACCTCAAGATAGATTTGCTAACATCAATAGATATACAACCTATCCATTCTCCTATACTGGTTTATCACACTACTGCAACTTCAGAGGTGAGGATAAAACAAACATTACCCCATCTGAATATAGTTTCGTTTCTCCTGACTTATATGACTTGTATTACAAACCTTATGTAGATGATGTTCTTAATGAAGAGAATAAAATCTATTCTGCCAAGATATATCTTTATCCACAAGAGATTAAAGCTCTAAATTGGAATGAGAAAATCATTATCAACAACTCATATTTCAGAATCAATAAAATAACCAACTTCAATGCCTTAGAACCATCAATCTGTGATATTGAACTTGTTAAACTTACAAGAGACTACGAAGCTCATAAGAAGATATATTATAACCTTGTATCATGTGATAGTGGAACAAGACATTCAAACTCAGATTTGAATTATCACCTATATGCATACGCTAATAACTATGTGAAATTATTTGATGATAATCTTAACTACTTAGGTTGCCATCAGGTTCAAGTGGGTTCTTATAATCCAGCATATAACTACCAACACTATTATATCGCATCAGCATTTACCCCAACACTAGTTGAAGTATTTGATAATTGTGCTTGTACTGGTAGAACGCAGATGGATATTGTTCAACAAGAGCCAGGAGATATTGTTCCATTCTTCTATTCAGGAACAGTATGTGATGGAAGTACAAACTATGTATTCAGTTCAACAACAGGAAACCTTGAAACTACAGGAGACATCTATAGAATCTATGACCCAACATTCCAAACAACATATTGTCTATCAGGTATCACAGGTACATTTATTCAATCAGTTAATTTTAGAGACATTGCATCATTCAATACTTGTTTGGAATGTTCTTGTATACAGTGTTTCCCTTATTCAATTACAGCAAATACAACAGGTCTTGTTACTTGGTTGGATTGTGATGGAATATTAAGTGATACTTTCCTTCTTGAAGGACAAACATATTACGTTCCATGTGTTAGACAAGGAACAGTAAATGGTGGGGTTTCAGTATCTGCAGGAACATTATGTTTCGATGGATGTATTACACCAACTCCTACACCTACATCTGTTACTCCTACTCCAACTCCTACACCAAGTGAGACTCCTCAACCGAGTCCTACTCCATCTGCAACACCACAAGTATTCAACTGTTCATACTATTTCAATGAACATGGAACAGGTTGGATTGGTGATTACCAAGATTGTTTCGGAAACTTCTATTTCTCAGCATATGTTGGACCAGGTTCAGGAGTATGTGCTGTGGACGGAACACCAGTCACAATAACAGGTCTCGACCTAACTCAATCTTACGTATGTTATGGGTAATTGTTACAACTATATAAACCAAGAATTTGGAACTACTAAATTCATCTCAGGAACAACCTGTGATGGAACACCTACGTCAACTAATTTAACATATGGGGATTCTATATGTTTAAGTTCTATTGACCCAACAATTGCTTGTAATAATTTCTATATCTCAGAATCTTGTGTTAGTTGTTTTAATTATGTTGCAACCAAATTACCAACATTTTTATTGATGAGTCCAATCGCTTGGACTGATTGCCAAGGTGTTTCTCAATCTCAAGACCTATATAATCCTGCGATGAATCCTGGTGAACTTGAGACAATATCTTTTTGTGGTAGGGAAGGTTCTTTAGTTTATAACGTAAATGAGATATCAGTAACTATAAGTGGAGCTTGTGTTACTCCAACACCTACGCCAACGATTACCACAACCCCCACAATGACCCCAAGTTCAACAGTTGGAACTACACCTCCACCTACTTCAACTCCTACGCAAACCCCTACAAGAACTCAAGGGGCAACTCCTACTCCAACGAGAACACAAGCAGCAACTCCGACACCGACAGCTAGTCCAACCCCTACATTTGGTTCAACACCAAATCCTACACCAACGCCAACATCAACACCACCTTGTTCAACATTTGTTTATACGCATGGTGCAATACTTTTCACCTGTTCTGACTATTGTAATACAAACTATAATATTTCAACTCAAGACTGTGCTAGTCAGGGTTATTTTTCATTAACAATTGGGGATTTCATTTATGGATATGCTGGTCAATCAGGTTATTTGGCTTACTCAAATGTATCAACTGATACAACAAGTGGACCATTCAGAATAGCAGATATTGATGGTAGTGGAGAAATACTTGGAATATATGTTTGTACAGGTGGAAGTTGTGTTCCGCTCTAATAAAAAAAGATATTTATAATAAATGGCAGAATGTTACGTATATGTAAATAACACCTCAGAACCAGTCTTCATGTCTGGTACAACGTGTTATTCAGGAGCATCAGGTTTTACACTTGCAGTGGGTCAAGCAATTTGTATGAATGTTGACCTACCAATCTATGTGTGTGGGGATTTGGATATTGAAGCTCCTTGCATTCCACCAACCCCAACTGCAACTCCAACACAGACTACAACACCAACACGAACTGTAACTCCTACTAAGACTCCTACGCAAACAAGCACGCCTTCTAATACACCAACTTTTACACCAACATCAACACAAACAAGAACTCCTGTTCCAAGTCCAACAGCGACTTCAACATCTACTCCTACAAATACTGCAACACCAACAATTACATCATCACCAACTTTAACGCCAAGCCCAACATTAACAGCATCTGTAACACCTTCTCCAACATTAACTCCGTCAATGACCCCCTTACCGAGTTGTATGTTGAGTTTCACATTTATAGATAACCCAAGTGGATTTGATTATCCAACAGGTCCTTATGTTTATTCAGGTATTGGATACTATAACACATTCTTCTCAAATTGGGTTAATGGTTCTACACCACTTGGTGAAAGTTATGCTGTTTATGTATGCCAATCAGGAACCACATTCACAAACGTTATATGGCAATCCAATAATACTGGTTCATTACAAAATTCTGCGATATATCAAACAACAGGAGCTTCAATTAATAATGGCGGGGTTTTGGACAATTCAGCTCAACTAGATGCAACCTACTTCTCAATATTATTAAAGAAATTACCTGAAGAAGGTAACTATATCTTAGGTGATATATTATATCCAACAAATTGTGTTACACCAACTCAAACTAGAACTCCTACACAAACGCCAACACAAACACCATATCCTGCTTGTCCTGAGGAATTATCATTCTCAGGTAATCCATTAGATTTTCCCGATGCAATATATCCAAGATTACACACTTATACAGGTGGCACATTCGACTATGGATATTGGGATGAATCAGGAACTACAACTACATATGGAACGCCTTATCCTAATACATTATTCCCAACAGATGGTAAAAAGTACCCTGTATATCAATATTATGTTGCGCCTAATTATTTCACAATTATAAGAACCCTTAATGGTAATACAGAGTGGAGTGGGTTTAGAAGTAATATACCATTATTCGATGGACCTGCTAGTGTTAATATATTAGAAGATTATCCACTTAGAAATAGTGGAATAACAGTTGGGGATTATGTATATCCAGCAACAGGATTACAGAATAATTTTAGTATTGTTTCTTATATAGCATATCCACCTATATGTCCTACTGCTACCCCAACACCGAGCATAACCGCTTCTCCAACCCTTACACCAACAAGTACAACAACCTCTACACCAACTCCTACGACTACAACTACGCTAACTGCTACTAGAACTCCAACTCAAACACAAACTCCCACTCAAACAACAACCCAAACCCCTACAACCACAACTACGCTAACTGCTACGCCTACTCAAACTCCCACTCAGACTGCAACACAGACTCCTACTACTACAACGACATTGACTGCAACACCAACGCAGACATCAAGTCCTACGCCTACAACAACAACTACATTAACTGCAACTGCAACCCAAACTCCGACAACTACACCTACGCCAACTACTACGACAACATTGACTGCAACTCCTACTCAGACTGCAACACAAACTCCTACTAATACCTTAACGCCAACTAACACCACAACTCCTACTCCAACTAAAACGATTGCATATCTATCCTATCAATGTTATTCAGGGTCAAGTGAGTGTCCTGCATGTTTCTCTGCAGGAACTGTTACTGTTTATTCATCACCTGTTTCAGGACCTGTTCTTAATGTTGGGGAATATGTTTACCTAGATGCTGGTATCACAATACCTGTTCCTAACAATACCTTCTTAGTTCAATTCACAAACTTGAATAGATGGATAAAAGTGGGATTAGCTGGTGAAATAGTTCAAGAGGAAAATAGTGGTTGTGTACCTCCTAATTGTATTACCCCAACCCCAACTACAACACCAACACAGACTCAGACGCCTACTACTACAACGACTTTAACCGCAACTCCAACTCAGACTCCTACTAATACTCAAACATCTACTCAAACGCCTACTACTACAACTACGCTTACTGCAACGCCTACACAAACACCGACTAACACAAGAACATCCACACCAACTCCGACTACGACTACTACGTTGACTGCTACTCCTACGCAGACACCTACTATCACAAGAACTGCAACTAATACTCCTACTCCAAGTATTACTGCATCTCAAACTATGACGCCAACAAATACCATAACACCAACACAAACAAGAACACCACAAGTTACTCCAACAACTACGATTACTCCAAGTCCATCGGTACCAGCATGTAATAACTACAGTTGTGAAAACTCTTCATCATCAGGTACACTTGGATTTAGTTATACAAGATGTTCTGATGGGGCAACAATTACTGAAGACTTAGGTCCATTAACAACAGTTGAAAGATGTTCAAGAACATTACCTGTTAGGGTATATGGTGTAAACTCATTTACAGCTACTTTCTTGGGATTATGTCCAACACCTACTCCTACACCTACTAATACTGCAACACCGACTCTAACACCTTCTAATACACCAACAAATACAACAACTCAAACTCAGACTCCTACAACTACAACAACATTAACGGCTACTCCTTCACAAACACCAACAAGAACTGCTACTCCGACTTTAACACCATCTAATAGTCCAACTCCGAGTATCACAGCTTCTCAAACAATGACGCCAACAAATACCACAACAGCTACTCAAACACCTACCGCTTCTATAACACCAACATTAACAAGAACTCCTACATCTACTCCAACATTCAGTCCATCAAGTCTAAATCCAGTAATTTGGGTTGACTTCTCTGATACGTCCACAATGACTTTCAGAACAGGTACTAACTTCTTGGAAAGAATTACAAACAAAGGTGTATATGGAGGTCTAACAGCATTTACTCAAACAACTCAAGCTAACCAACCATCAGTGTCTGCATCAACTCAGTTCCCATCAGGACTAAGTGCTGTAACAACAGGTGATAACTGGTTAACATCTAATATTTCAACAACTGCAATGACCAATTGTACAAGAGTGATTGTGATTGGTAATAACGACAATAATGCTTATTGGGATTATAGATGGACAGAAAGTGGTTTAGGAAGTGCATATGATACCTATGGACAATCATCGGCTACCTCAACAAGAAAAGCATTCTACGATGGTCCTACAGGAAGATATTGTAGAATAGATTGTAGTTTGACTAACAGACCAAGCACAGGTCAGACATATCTTGAATATGTTTCTACATCTGCATCTACCAGAGTAAGTTATAGTTCATTCAACGGCTCAGCAGCAACAGAAACAACAGTAGCTGGTTCCTCTTGTACAAATGCAGTATTTAACGGTGACCCACAAGCTTCAACATTGAACATTCTTAACCAAGCATCGCCTGGTTCAACATTTACATCACAGGTGGGTGAAATCCTGATGTTTACAAGAGAATTAACATCTACTGAAACTACTGACCTACTCAATTACTTGAAGAATAAATGGGGATTAAAATATTAAAAATTATGAAACCTGAATTAAAGATATTTCTTAATGAAGAGCCTAAGTCTCAGAGTATGAATAAAATGAATTTCTATATGGAGAAACTCCTTGTATTCCTACCAAGCTTGATTAAAAATGCCAAGTATTTGGAAATGAGCAAAATAAAGTTATAACATGGCAGAAAGAAGAATAGAAGTCGTTGTTGATGTTGAAAGCAAAGACGTCCAGTTTGCGACGGACAGAGTTTTATCATTACAACAACAAATAAGATTATTATCCAAAGAAATTCAGAATGTTGACCCAAGCTCTGAATCATTCAAAGTATTATCAAAGAAATTAAATGATACTCAAGACCAGTTAAGGTCTGTGAAAGCAAGGTCAGGTGAACTATTCAATTCATTTAGTTTACTTCCTGGTCCAATTGGTGAGATATCTTCCAAATTGGATGGTGGTATTTCCTTACTTAAAACTTTTTCTCAGTTTAAGTTATCAGACCTACAATCACAATTTGCTGGTTTGGGTAGAGACTTAAAAGAGGTATTTGCTTCTATTGGTTCAATTGGTGAGGTTGCAGACAAAGCTGCAGATGCTAATGATAATCTCGCTAGTAAGACTGATAATTTAACAACCGCTGTTGATGCGAATCAGGCTGCTAACATTGGTGCTTTAGCTCAATTACAAAACTTAACAGAGGCTACCAAACAAAAATCGGAAGCCGAAAACAAACTTATTGCAGACCAAGAGAAGTTGACTGGTGGAATTGGTAAATTGAATCAGTCAGAACAAGAGTATATAAAAACTCAAATGGGTAATATAGATGTTTCTCAGATGTCTCAGAAAGAGTTTGATAAAAAAAGAGCCGCATTAAGTAAGCAATATCAAGAATTACAAGCTTCAACCACAGCAACTGAAGTTAACACAGGGGTTCAACAACAAAATTCTGTTGCTCAAAAAGGTGCAGCAGCAGGAGCAAGTGCAAATGCCGCGGCTAATACAGCTTTAGCCGCAGCTGAAACGGCAGCAGCCACTGCAGGTCGTGTTCTTAAAGGTGTTTTAATTTCACTTGGTATTGGTGCTATTATCGTACTCATAGGTGAACTTATTAGTCAAGTTATTGAGTGGGCTAGTTCAACAAAAGAAGCTGAAGCCGCACAGAAAAAACTCAATGACGAGTTAGAAAGAACAAACGAATTAATCGAGTTAGATAAAGCTACTTTTGAGAGAGCAAATGCAGAGAGAATTGCAAATCTAAAAGCTACTGGTGCAACTGAAAAACAAATCAGAGGACAACAACTCAAGGATAGATATGATTCTTATAGTAGAGCATTTGATAATGAGAAAGAAGCTATAAGACAATATAATAATGCACTTGGAAAAGCCGACCAAGAGACATTAAAAAAATTAGGAGATAACCTAACCAAGAGAGGTGAAGATACAAGAAATGCTCTATCATCATATAGAGTTTTAGAAGCAGAAAACAGAGCTGCAATCAATAAGGAAAATGAAGCTAATGCTCAGAAGAACAAAGAGAAAAGAGACAAAGATGCAGCTGATGCATTAGCAAAAAGAAAAGCTGAACTTGATGCTCAAATTGAATTAGAAATAAGAAGTGAAACCACAAGAAAAGATGTATTAGAGAAACTTCAAAAACAAAGATTAGACCTCGAAAAACTGACTGGTGCACAATTACTTTTAGCTCAACAAGAAAACCAAGATAAGTTAACTGAGGCTCTGAAAGAGGACATAGATAGGAACACAGATATAAGAATTAGAAGTATTGATGCAATCATTGAGAAAGAAGAGAGTGCCGCTGAAGTGGATGTTGAGAGACTAAAGAAATTATTATTACATAAGAGGGATATTGAACTTGAAAATACAGAGTTATTACTTGAGGAAAGACAAGCATTGATTGCGAAGTATGACCAACAAATTAGAGACTTAGAAAACAAACAACGTGAAGATAAATTAGTTGCTGATATTGCAGCTAATGAGGGAAATTTTGAAGTTCAGATTCAATTATATAAAGAATTTCAACAACAGATTGTTAATTCTGAAAACTATACAGCAGCTGAGAAATTAAAGATTGTTGAAGATACTAATGCAAAAATCCTCGAACTCAATGATAGAAGAATTGCTGACGAATTAGTTCAGATTGATAATCAACTCATGAATAGTGAATTAACCTATTCTGAGTATTATACAAAACAACAGGAGCTTTACAATCAAGAGATTCAAAGAACAAAGGATTTATTTCAACAAAAACAAATTACAGAAGAGGAATATAACCAAAGAATCAAAGAGTTTAGTGATGCAAGAAATTCAATTAGACAAGCAGAACTTGAATCACAAATAGCTTTATTCCAAGCTATCGGTTCAGGTTTATCGTCATTATCAAATATTGTAGGTGAACAAACAAGAGCGGGTAAAGCTTTTGCGGTTGCAGCTACCTTAATCAATACCTATGCAGCCATTGCAGGTCAATTGAAAGCATTCGCAGGTGTTCCAATTCCTGGTTTTGCAATTGCTCAAGCTATAGCTACAGGTCTTGTTGGTTTTGTTCAAGTTAGAAAAATCTTATCAACACCGATTCCAGGGGGTGATGGTGGTTCGAAAGGACAAACTCCTCCTGGCTCAACTCCTGTTGGACCAATACAGGTTCAAGCGGGTGGTCGTGCAAGAGGTGGATTCGTTTCAGGTCAAGGTACAGGAACATCAGATTCAATTCCAGCAATGCTCTCCAATGGGGAATTTGTTGTTAATGCAAGGTCCACATCAATGTTTGGTGGACTACTAAATGCAATCAACTCTGCTGGACAACAACCAAGATTACAATTTGCTTTAGGAGGTCCCGTTACTCCTGAAAGTGCACCTACAACAGGTGGTTTAGACCTTTTAGCAGGAATGACTGAGAGACCTATTAAAACTTATGTGGTTGCAAATGAAATGTCTAACCAACAACAATTCGATAGAACAATTAAATCACGTTCTTTGATATAACAAATGGGAATTTTTTATTTTTTTAATATTTATAGATAATGGATAAAACCAAAATTGTAGAACTCTTCATTGACGAGACTTACGAAGAGGCTGGAATTGAAGCTATTTCTTTAGTATCCAAGCCAGCACACGAAGAAACTTGGCACGCATTCAATAAGGAAGATGAATATTCTCCTTACAAAGTTGTGCCTGAAGACTTCTGTAATACTTTACCATCACTTCAAAGTCTTGGTGAACCTTATTCACAATTAATCGACGAGGGTTGGGAAATTGTTAAGGTTGAAAAGATGACCCCACAAAAGATTAATGAGATTACAAACAGGAATCAAAAATTCATTACATCAGCTCCCAATGAAAATTCAGAGTTAGATACAGATGAATATAGAGTAAGATTTAAGTATGTGGGTCCTCAAGACGAAAGAAATAGACAATTCTGTGCAGATATGATGGCTCAAAACAGAGTCTATAGAATCGAAGATATTGACCAATTAACAGCACAGGTAGCCAATTCAGAATTCGGATACTATTCAATCTTCCTATGGCGTGGTTCATTTAACTGTAGACACGTATGGGTAAGACTACTATATAAAAGACAGGGAACAATCATTAACAATGCATCATCAAGAATTGGTGTTACAGGTGTTGAAGGACTTGGACCTGAATTACAACCAAATACTGTACCTCAAGACCAAAGAGGAACAGTTGCTCCAAGACAAGGTAAGTTCGATGAAATGAATTTAGCACCTGAGGATTTCGCAGAGACAATATCTGACTATCCTGAGAGTGTTAAAAACGCAGCTAAGAGAGCTGTTAAATATGCTGAGGAAAATGGTTGGGGTTCTTGTGGAACAGGTGTGGGAAAGCAAAGAGCATCGCAGTTAAGTAAGGGTGAAAACATCTCAATAGACACGGTGAAACGCATGTATTCTTATTTATCAAGACACAAGAGTGACCTTACAAGTTCCAAAGAATATGGTGATGGATGTGGAAAATTAATGTATGATGCTTGGGGTGGTGAGTCAGCACTTAAATGGGCTGAATCAAAACTTGAGCAAGTTAGCAAAGAGAAGATGGTTTTTTCTTTTGACGAAGAGAAAAGAATCTTGGTGGGAGCAGCAATGGTGCCAAATAAAATGATTCATCGTTATGATGACTTGGGGAATCTCTATTATGTTTTCTTTTCAAAGAAATCTATTAAGATGATGGCTGATAAGTTTCTTAGAGAGAAGCGTACAGATGAAACCTCAGTTGAGCATGACGGTAAAAAACTTGGGTCTGATAAAGTATTCATTACTGAATCTTGGGTGTCTGAAGACCCAGTCCTTGATAAATCTCATTTCTATGGTTTTGAGCTTCCTGCAGGTACATGGTATGTTGCAATGAAGGTACAAGATGATAAGATATGGAAAATGATTAAGGAGAAATCTCTAACTGGTTTCTCAGTTGAGGGATTATTCGCAGAAAAAGCATTTTTCTCGAAGGAAGACAAACAAATAAACAAAATAAGAAAATTACTTAAATCAATCAAAGATGACCAGTAAAGAAGCAATCAAAAAGATTATGACGATTTTGAACTTCACTTCTCAAAATTTCTATGAAGCAAAAACCTCTCAAGGGTTAACGATGAAAATGGAATCAGAGGATATGGAAGTTGGAAAGGTGTTATACGTTGCTACAGATGAAGGTATGATTCCAGCACCAGCAGGAGTGTATATGATGGAAGATGGTTCAGAAATTGAAGTTGATGAAATGGGTATGGTTTCCAAAATCAAGATGGGTAAAACCGAAGATGCAAAAAAAGAAATCGAGAAGGAAGAAATCGTAACCAAAGAAGACTCAATGGCTGAAAGCAAAGAAATTCCACCACACTCAGCAAAAGGTGATATCGAACTTGTTGACGGAACAATTCTTAGAATGTCTATGGATGTTTTAGAAGAAGGTGTTCGTGTTAAGAAGGTTGGATATGATGGTTCATTATCTGCAATACATGATGGTGATTTTGAAACGAAATCTGGTGAAGTTATTACTATCACTGGAGGACAGGTTGTAGGTATTATGTCTAAAAAAGAAAAAGAAATGGAAGGCGGAAAATTCAAAAGAGAAGCACATTCTGAAGCTTTTGTGGAAGCGAAGACCTATGATGGTGCAATTGTTGACTCTCCAACATTCGATGTTGGTGAAACAATTGATGTCGTTAAAGATGGTGAGAAGTCACCAGCACCTGATGGGGAACATCAAATCATGTTGAAAGATTCAGAAGGCAACGAAGTAAAAATTCGTGTTATGGTTAAAGACGGAAAAATCGTTGAACGTGAAAACGTTGAAGAACCAGAGATGGATGAAATGAAAGCATTCACAGACGCATTTGCTGAAGCAATGAAGCGTTTGGAATCAAAGCTAGATTCAATGGAAAAGAAATATGACGTTTTGGAAGCAAAATTCAAAAAGTTTTCTAGTGAACCAGCAGGAGCAAAAGTTCCAAAACAATTAAACCAAGATACTTTTTCAAAACCTGTGAACTCAAGAGTTGAGGGGTGGAAAAGATTAAGAGCACAATTTGCTCAAAACTAAAAACAAAATAAAAAATAAAATAAGATGAAAAACAAGAATCTTTCTAAATTGAATTTTAGTTACGATTTGGGTGGACTATCAGCTTATGTAGACCAGCTTAACGCAGACATTATCTCAGAAGCGATTTTGTCTCCTGTTACAATGGAATATGTAAACGTAATTCCAGGTATCAAAGGAACTCAAAACGTAAACTTACTTTCTGAAACATTGGTTGTGCAGACTGGTACAACATGTGGATGGAATGACGCTGGAACAGTAGACTTTACTGTAGCTCCAGTAACTGTTCAAGCATTAAAAGTGAACCAATCACTTTGTTTGCAAGAGCTAAATACACTATGGTTGGGTCAATATTTGAATCCAGGTTCATATAACGAAACTGCTCCATTTGAACAAGCTATCATCGACCAACAAACTCGTATGATTAAGAGATATAATGAAGATTTGCTTTGGAATGCTTCAAGTGCAACTTCAGCTTTCTCTGGTTTCAAAGAAATCTTCGCTAACACTTCAGGTGTTGTTAAATTAACAGGTCAAACTGCATTATGTTCTGTAACAGGTGCTACTTCTCAAGAGAAGGCAAACGCTGTATTAGCTCAAATCGATAACATCATCGCAAGAATCGATAGAAACATCTACGACAGAGATGATATCGTTATCTTCATGAGTCAAACTGCATTCAAATGTTATTTAGTTGCAATACGTAATGTTAACAACTTCTACATTGATTCAGCTGAAAATAAATTAGGTTCAGTTTATTCTGTATACCATCCTCAAACTAACTACAAAGTTGTAGGTGTTCCTGGTCTTAACGGTTCTGATTTAATCGTTGCAGGTGCTCAACAATACTTCTTAGTTGGAACTGACCTTCAGTCAGATGAGGATTCTTACAGAGCATGGTGGTCTCAAGACTTCCAAGAAGTAAGAATGATGGCTGCATGGAAATTGGGTACTGCAATTGCTTTCCCAACGTACTTTGTAACTAACGGTTTATCTTAATTGTTAAACCAAAAATATTTGGTCGGGGGGTTAATACCCCCAATCAATAACATATAAACTAACTTAATAAATTATAATAAAATGGCTTGTAACCTCACAGCTGGCATTCAAATCGGATGTCGCGACAATACAGGGGGTCTTAAGACTCTTTGGATTACTGATTATGATAATGTAACATCAATCACTCAGTCAACTGGAGATACAATCACTGCAATTTCTGGTAGTGGAACTTTCTATGAGTTTCAATTAATCAGAACTACGAGTCAGCTTACTGAAACAGTTAACGCTTCACTTGAAAATGGTACAGTTTTCTATGGTGGTGAAATCGTAACTTACTTCAATAAGTTAGAGCAGACCAAAAGAAATATCTTAAAAACTTTAGCACAATCTCAAAGATTAGCTATCGTTGTTGAAGATAACAATGGTCAGTTCTTCTACTGTGGACAAACTTACGGTTGTTACGTAGGTGGTGGAAACAGTGCGAGTGGACTTCAATTGGGAGACAAGAATGGTTATTCAATTAACTTCAATTATCTTGAACCAAACCCAATGAACCAACTTTCTGGCTCTTTAGCATCAATTGCTCAAGGTATCACAGTTCAATCTTAATAAATAATTGGGGGGTTAAATACCCCCCTTATTTTAGCCATGTTAATAATTAAAACCAATTCTCTTAACAGTTTAGTTGTTACAGTATCTCAAAATGCAACTATATCCAACCCTGAGTGGTTGTTTTCTTTTACGCATATATTTTCCAAACAACAAGTTAGATTTATTCCTGTAGATGTTTCATCACACAAATCAAGATATGATGAATTTGAGGTTGTAGAAGGTAATGGAGTTGGTGAAATTAGATTTCCATATGAAGGACTTTATACGTATGCAATCTATCAACAACCAAATGGTAGTGGGAACTTAAATCCTGCACTTAGTGATGGGGTTATTGAAAATGGTCAAGCAATTGTGGTAGCACAATCTGCAACCACCACAAACGATTTCTATGTTGAGTATATCTCAAATAACGAAAATAATTCAAACTATATATTCGCTCCTGGTGAAATCACACCATAAGCATTATAGCCACAATTTTATATATTTAATAATATGAGTGAACAAAAAAATAACGAAAGAATTTTTGAGGTCTTTGATTTCATGACTGCTAGAGTTCCAATCATTGAAGAACAACCAGCATTAAACAATAGAACGCCATGGGTATTTTATGGTATTGCAAATCTTGCACCACAAGAATTAATTCGTCTTTATAATAGTTCTCCGACTCATAGAGCCTGTGTAATGTCCAAATGGTATGGTGTTAGGGGAGAGGAAATATCTCTCAAAGACGGGGATAATCAAAGACTACAAATGGCTAATTCACTTGGTGAGACAGTATATGATTTGTGGAATAGAGCAACACTAGATTTTATTCTCTATGGTGCATTTAGTATCAACATCGTATGGCGTCGTGATAGAGATTTAGGTTTTGAAATGTATGCAATGGATACATCAAAACTAAGAGCTGAAAGAGCAGATATTAATGATAGAGTTGTTAACTACTTCTATTCAAGTGATTGGGTATATCCAAAGAAATTTCCACCAAGAATAATCCCATCATTTAGTTTGGAATCACCTGAACCATCACAAGTTTTCTATTATACAACACATTCGCCAGGTAACGAATATTATGCAACACCTTCATATTGGGGTGGAGCAACAGCAATTTCTACAGAAGTAGAAGTATACAATTGGTGGCACTCAAATATTATAAATGGTCTTAATCCAAGTCTATTTATATCTCTAAATAACGGGGTTCCTGGTCCTGAAGAAAGAGAACAGATTTACAAAACTTTAACTGCGAAGTATAGCTCATCCAACAATCCAGGAAAATTGATGCTTACATTCGCTAATTCAAAAGAAGAAGCACCTGATATTACAACAATCGCCGCTAATGGTTCAGATAAGATGTGGCTGGAAATGAGTGATTCTGTTCAACAGGCAATTCTTACATCACATCAAATTAGTTCTCCTGAATTACTTGGTATACAAACTCCAGGAAGACTTGGTTCTGCAGACCACTTAGAAGCTCAGGACCACTTCCAACACTTGGTTATTAAACCAATCCAAGAAGAGATTAAAAAGGTATTCGAAAAGTTATTATTACTTAGAGATAAGAAGCCAGCAGAGATAGATATTAAACAATTCCAAATGGTAACAGTTCCTGATAAAGCACCAATTGAAACTGTTGATGTTAATAAAGAAGAAGTTGTCGGTGTAGATAAACAAGAAAATATAACTGGTTAATATGGCATACCAAGCACTCGTTCCTCAGAATATCTTAATGGTTTCTGAGACCAAGATTAAAAATTTTACTGATATTGATGGCAATGTAACAAGTGCTGTTTTATTACCATTCATTGGTGTTGTACAACAGATGCACGTTGAGTACTTAATAGGTCGCCCCTATTACGTTCAGTTACTTAATGAAATTTCAGGTAATACTTTAACTTTAATCAATCAGAATTTCTTGGAGTATTTCTTACAGCCTTGGGTTTTATGGCAAGCTTACGCGGAATGTTTACCATCTGTGTGGGGTCGTATTAAAAATAATGGTATTGTTAATGGTGCTGAACAATCAATCACTCTAAAAGAAATGCAGTGGTTCACAGATAAAGCAGATGAGAGAGCACAATTCTTTAGAGAAAGAACTAGACAAGAGCTTATCTTCAACTCAAACAACTATCCACTAGTTTACAACTTCAACTCTTCAGAAGGTTTATTCCCTCATATTTCTCAGAACTACTTTGGTGGAGTTCATTTAACAAATGGAGTTGGTTCAGAATATCTATGGGCTTCAGGTTTCGCAAGAGCTGGTATCGGATACTACTCTGGTCCTGAATATGCATGTCTATGGGGAGGGTGTTACTAATGAATAACGAGTTATTACTTTTATTATCAAATGTCCTAACTGGTATTGCGGGTTGGTTTGTTGGTAGAAGAAAAACAAATGCTGAAACAGACTCAATTGTGTTGAAAAACCTTGAGACTAGTGTTAATCTTTATTCTCAAATAATCAACGATTTGAAGAAAGAAATTGAAGGTCTGAATATAAAAATACAGGATTTAGAGAAGAAAATAGACGAATTACACGCCGAAAATAAAAGACTAAAAGGAAACCTATAATATGCCGACATCTAAAAGAAAAAATGAAACTGACGAGCAATTCATATCTCGTTGTATGAGCGAACTCAAAAATGAATTTCCTGATAATGCTCAAAGATTTGCTGTATGTAATTCTTATAAAGAGAGGGGAGAAAAGATGAGCAAAGATGAACTTTTTGTTCTTATGCCAAGGAAGAAAGAAACAAGAGGTGCTTACCTCACACGTTGTTCTTCCAATACAAAAATGAAAAAACAATTCCTCAATTTGAAAGATAGATTAGGTTTCTGTCTTTCAAGTTTTGGGGAGTATTACAAATATTGGGCTAAACTTGATAGTTTTTCTGTTCCTAAAGATTCCGCTTTGGGAGCATGTATAGCAAAGAAAAAAGCACAAGGATATGATTATAAAGAATCATATGCAAGATGTGCTTCTTCTGTTGTTGTTCAACCAGGACCTATCGTTCTAAACGAAGACTTACTTGTGGAACCAGTTGCTTTCATTGAAGGTAACATGGATGTATTGGGTTATAAAACAAGATTTTTCCACTTATGTCCTGGCGCTCAAAGTACATTTGAGCAACTATTAGATTTACCATTAGACGAAGAAACCACAGGAATGGTTCGTAGCGCAGCACAAGTTGCCGATAATGTTTTCAGAATTGAAGATGAGGTAATGAAGGCTGGCAAAGCAACAACAGAACAAGTTGAAGAAGCAAGACTTCTTGTAAATGATTTCAAAGATATTATGTCTGAAATTATGGAAGAGGTTGGTGAAACTTATGATGTTGATTATATGGACGGACATGTCGACATTATTTCTTCTGCTGTCGATTATGAAATGGGTTTGGAAGATGCTTGTTACGAGGGATACGAGGCAATCGGTTTGAAATTGAAAGATGGAAAACTTGTTCCAAACTGCGTTCCAATCAAAGAATAATATTGTATAATTTGAAAAGTATCCTATATTTATAGTCGAGGGGGGCTTTTCTTGCAGATTCATTCTAATACTACTATTATCCCATTTTCCCCCCTCGTTTTTTTTTTTAACTCAATATATTAAGCCCGAGAAAAAATTCTCGGGTTTTTTTTCATTTATATTGGATTATATCGGGGTGAACCCTTATCTTTGTAATATAAAACAAATCAAAATGGGACAGACAAAAAAACTATTGGACACTATCTTCGACTTAGAGCTCGACGATACATCATATCCTGAAGACTTGGATATGGATTATGAAATTTGGTTAGAAGAAAGAAAAGAAGCTGAAAGAGCAGCTTATGAACAACATTTATGTGACCTATATAAATCAATTTAATTATGAGAACTAAAGAAGAACAAATCGTATTTCAGAACCAGTCACACTTGGTTCAAAAGTATTTCACAGATTGTGGTATTTGTCCATCATTACTTATGATTGCTCTTGCAACAGATGTTATGGTTGACTTTGCAATCAAAGGACCTACCAAAGAGGTCCTAACTCGTTTCGAGAAGATGGAAGCTTATATTCAATCTGAAAAGAATAAGAAAAATTAATTCCCATGTTGTAGTTAAAATTCCCTCATATTTTATGGGGGTTTTTTTTGCCATATCATATAAGGTCATTATCTTTGCATAAATCAATTATAAAATGAAAACATATACAACCTTAGTCAACAATACGAACGACGTACCAGTAAGTCTAAAATTAACTTTGGGACAGATTAAAATCCTTCACAATGCTTGCGTGGATATCCTAATCGATTATCCTGATATGATTGGGTATTCAGAAGTTCAGACCAAACTCCAAGAAATTATTTTTGATGTTGAAAAAAAACTTTTGGCAGATTAATTCAACCTCCTTATCTTTGTTCTTTCAATAACAACAAAACACAACTACAATGAAAAAATTACTAGTTACCTCAGAAGACACTTGCGTTTGGACTTTAGCTCAGATTCTAAATGATGAACAAATCAAGGACTTGGTATATTCTTTACTAGCTCAAGGCAAGTTGAAAAAAGAATGTAAAGAAATGATTGCCGAGTGGGAAAACTAATATATCTTTGTTTTTTCAATAACAACAAAACACAACTACAATGAAAGCTATCATGATTGACTATCCTGGTCTTAACTTAGAATTCCAAGTAACAAAAAAATTCAACTCTTGCGAAGACCGAACCCTCTATCTTCATCAGTATATGAACAAACACAACATTGAAGTAAACAACCACTACATCGAGGATTTGGTAGTCGAATGTATTATACCTTATGGTAAAACAGAAACTTGGATTGTAGGTTCTTAATTAAAAAAAATCAAACACAAATAAAACAGGGGGACAGCTATCTGAACATTAATTTTATGAATAAGTTTATTGCATCTATCGCTCTTGTCCTTGTATCTATTGTTTGTATAGCTCAAGACACAAAAAGTCACGTATCTATGAATCTATATGGTGGAACCAAGAACACTGTAGGATTTCAAATCACAGGAGGAAAAAACGTTATTTTAGGTCTTGGTGTTGGAATGTATTACGGTGAGTCATATGTTGGTGAAGATTTTACAACAATCTTTCATTGGACTAAATACCCACAAGATGTATATCAACACATCACAGCACCTCATACTTCAATCTACGCTATTGTAGGACGTAAGATTACTGATAAATTAGCTGTCCAAATAAACACAGGAATTTGGACAAAACAAACGTATCATAACGCTGTTGATAAATACGGTATTTTAGGTTCTCGAGGATTTTACTATACTACTGAATCTGCTGGTATTAATGTACTTCTTGGTGGTCAGATTACATATGAGGTAAATAAGATTGGAGCTTTGGTTGGATATGATACATTCTCAGGACCAAAATTTGGTTTGACCTATTCGTTTTAATTTCTGTTTCTTGATGATAAAACCCCTGTCGTAATGATGGGGGTTTTTATTTGCAGTCCTGCCAAGTGAAGTAAAGGATGTTCTTTCTTGGACGTGATTTTAAGGTCAATTGCGGGTGTCTTTGTATGAATTGGGAGTGTATATCCAAATCAGGATTATAACCGATTTTAGATAGGGTTCTGTACGTCTCACACCATTCTGACTTCCTTAGTCCTTTCATATCAATATGTTCAGTATCGATATCCTTATTTTGACTTTTGATAGGATGTCCTTTTTTATATTGCTTTTGATATTCTCTCTCACAAATTTTACACTGACTATTGAGTCCATCTCTATTATATTTCCTTGAACCAAACTCAGTTAGTTCTTTTGTCTCTTTACAGGTTCTACATACTTTCATACGGATAAATATAGGGTTGATTACTTTTTTAATAAATGATATATTTATTTTTATGAAAAGAATGAAAACTGAAATTGAAGAAATTATTAGGGGTATACTTGGAAAAGATAAATTCCTGATGTTGAATCTAAATATGATTCAAAAGTTAACTCCGAATGGAGCTTGCTTCCTTACCTATCTATTAGACAAATACGAATATCTAGTAAAATCCAAACAGTTGGATGAGAATGAAGGTATGTCTATCTACAGAAGAGAACTCACACAAAAGTTATCTCTATCATCTTATCAGCAAAGAACAATAGAAAGTGATTTGAAATCAAAAGGGTTAATTGAATTAAAAGAAGTTAGAGTTGAAGGAGAGACTTTCAATCTATACTATCTCAATGTGATTGCGATATTTGAATTCCTTGAGGAAGGGTCCACCCCCATTAAAAAACTTAATACCCCCCTAAAGAAACTTGAGGCTGATACTATAACAAATACTATATAATAAATTAATATTAATATAGTATATATCTAGTACCCCCTTAAAAAACTTTACCCACCCCCTCAAATAATTAAAACCCTTTGGAAACATTAGCTTATCAAATATTGTTGGGATATGTAATTGCTCTTTGGATTATTAGAAAAAGAAGAAGAGATTAAATATTCTACACTTCAACGATATTTATTATTAAACTCATACTATCATAACAAGATTTTATATCGATATTGACCAGTTGTTGGAAGATAAGTACGATATACAAGTATCGGATTATTTTCGATTATCTTCCAAAGAAAGGAATTACTTAGCAATTCTTGTTGTACATACCATTTTTCATAAATTAAAATCAGATAAAACACTAGTACCAGTGTACATTCACTTGGTAAATAAACATATGCATGAGTCTGAAATGCAAGATGAATTTGAACTAGCTGATTTATATAAAAGAATTAAAAGAGAATTATTTAATTTTAGTATTGAACCTTGATGCACCCTGATTATATTTAAGAAAAAGAAACAATTATGAAACTAACGAATCCAAGAGAATTAAACCTACTTCAAGTGATAATGGATGATATCAGAATGAATAAGTTAGGATATTCCAAATTAACAAACCAACAGTTAAGCCAAATCACAGGCATACCCTTAATTGCTGTTAGAAAAAAGGTATTGGGACTTGTTAAGAAACAAGCTCTCACTTCAATTCTAAAGCAATTTGAATCAGATGGTACTTATGTTCCAAGAAGATTGTACAAAGGAAATGCAATTGGATAATTTTATTATATCGTATGTATTGAGCAGTCTTTGGGTTTCAACTAACTATTCGAAATTAGAGCAAATATGCAAACGAGTATCAAAGGGACAACCTTTTGATGATTTATGCCAGTGCTGCATAGAACAATTCCTCAAGAATAAAAGAACGTCAACACTAGAAGAAAAAGATAAACTATTCTTCTTCACAAAGATTGTAACAAATAATTACAATTCAACCAGTTCCCCCTATCATGCTCAATATAGAAAGTTTAAGTTCTCAGAGTTGGAAAACTATAACATACCAGACGAGACTACTGAAGAAAGTGTGATAGATGTAAAGTGGGTTCTCAATGAACTAGAAGAACTTGGATGGTATTATAAAAGACTTATGGAGTTATATATTGAAGAAGGAGCATCAATATCCAAACTATCAAAGAGGACAACAATACCACTCAATAGTGTTAGTAGAGATATAAATAAAGCCAGAAAGTTTTTAAGGAAACAAAGAAATAAATTATTATAAAGTAATCACATGGGTTGCAATTGTAAGGGGAAACCCTCAGAACCAGTAAAGGTAAACAAAGGAGTAATAACATCAAATGATGTAACTCCAATTGAGTTACCAAAGATAGAAGAAATAACAAAGGTAAAAGATTACCTTAAAGCAAGAGTTAAAACAGAAGAAGGAAGACAACACTTCCATAACTTTGTACTCAATCATTTCGGGGAAGTATTAGGGAATTATTGTGACCCCGTATGTATGGAAAGACAAGTAAAAAGAATTCATGAACTTGAATTAAAAGTGCTTGTTTGATAAAGTGATAAAAAAAAGATAGAATGCCGAACAATCCAAACGCAGCAGATAATCTAAAACCATTCAAGAAAGGATGGAAGGGAGGACCAGGAAGACCAAAGAAATTACCTGAACTTGATATCCTACTTGCAGAAGTATTGGGAGACAAGGACCATGGCAAAACTCAGGCTCAAAGAATCCTTGAAGCTCTTAGAACAAAAGCAAGAAATGGTGATACCAAAGCAGCACAAATCCTTTTGGATAGAGGATATGGAAAAGCAAAAGAATCAATCGACTTGACTACCAACGGACAATCCATTAACACTTCAACTAAGATTGAAATAGAAATAATCAAACCAAATGAAAAAGAAGGGGAGTAGTGAACAAAGGAAGATAAGCTTTGGTAAAAGAAAGAAAGGAAGAGCTTGCAAGTCCTACAACAAACATAATTCTAAATCAAGTTATTTTAAGAGAAATGGGTCAAGACAGGAGAGCTAAAAATTTTTTAATTAGAGAATACCCCAACATTCAATTCAGAGCGGGTACAGAATCAAGAGACCCATTAAAGGCTTGTTATCTTGAACTAAGGGGAACATTTGAAACACACGAAGAAGATAAGAATAAAGCTATTCACCGTACGTGTAAGAATATCTCTCAAGTAATTCACAATGCAATTGATAGAAGGAAATTCAGAGAAGAGTTTATCTGCACAAAAGAAATCTCTGATTCATTTGTCTATACTGGTAAATCATATACAAAACTTGAATATACATTCTTTCTAAAAAGGGAGATGGAATTCGATGATGTGACTGATGAACTGAATAGGCTCTCAATGGAGATATGGAGAAATGCATTACAGAATTCTGATAAGATGACCTTCCATAAAGAACTAATAACAAAAAGAAAATATGCCAAGAAGCAAAGTTAGAGGTGGACGCAAAGCTCACAACAAGAGAATAAAAAAAAGAAAGGTTGAACTAGAAAAAAAGTTCAAAGAAGCACATGATGAACTTTGGAGAAGATATTACGAATCAAAGAAAGACGCTGAGACTACAAACGACGAGAGTCTTCCAAGACTTAATATCAACGGATAAAAGAATCTGTGTATTTCAGGGTAGTTCAAGAGCTAGTAAAACCTATAACATACTTTTGTTTTTTATTGCAGACCTATTGCAAAAAGAAGACAAAGTATTATCCATTGTAAGAAAGACTCTACCAGCACTTAAAGGTTCAATCCTAAGAGACCTAAAAGAACTACTAATTAAGTTTGGGGTGTATGAACCTGAGAAGTGGCATTCAGTTGATGGTTATTATGAACTTGGAACAAACATAATTGAATGGTTCTCTGTCGATGATGAAACAAAACTAAGAGGTAGAAAAAGAGATTACCTATTCATCAACGAAGCAACTGAGGTATCATACGATGAGTATATTCAATTAGCTCTAAGAACTTCAGGAAGGATTGTTATTGACCTTAACCCCTCGTTATGGAACTCATGGATATATGACCTTGAAGGACAAGATGATGTGTTCTATACTGTCGTAACCTATAAGGACAACCCATTCTTAGAAGCATCACTGGTTGAAGAAATCGAGAAGCTACGAGACAAAGACCAAAACTTATGGAAGGTATTCGGTGAGGGTAAGAGAGGGGTCCCCACAAGAGTTGTATTTAACCATCAAAAATACTACAACGAATTACCACAAGGAGCAAAGTTATTGGGATATGGTGCTGACTTTGGGTATAACGACCCCACAACACTTGTTTCAATTCACAGACTAAATGATACGATTTATTGTAAGGAATTACTTTACCTAAGGAATGTAACCATTCCTGATTTCATTTATAAGATAAAGGACTTAGGACTCAATTTAACAGACGATTTTATATGTGATAGTGCTAACCCCCAAGCAATACAAGAAATGGTCAGGGCGGGGATAAATGCTAAGCCAGTGAAGAAGGATACAATCTTATCAGGTATTGACCAAATTAAACGTAATTCATTTTATGTTCAACAGGATTCCAAGAACTTAATTGAAGAATTAAATTCATATGTTTGGAAGACAGATAAGAACGGAAACAACCTTGATGAACCTGAAGATAAAAACAACCACTTACTTGATGCAATCAGATATGTGCTTCAAATGAAGATGATGAGAAATTCAGGGGTTTACGTATATTAAAAATTATATTTATTAATAGTTATGATTGAATTTATTGAGTACAACGGAGAACATTATGTTCTACAAGAGCCAACAATTAAAGTATGGTCTGAAGTAATGAAGTTCAAAGAGCTCTTGGATGAGGAAGAAATGTTCATCAAGATGATTTCTGTTATAACAGGTTTATCAAGAGAAGATATTCTAAAAGCAGATGCAAGCCAAATAACAGAAGTTGGGGAAAAGTTAAAAGACTATCTTAACAAAGATACAAGACAACTATATCCAACGTTTGAACACAAGGGTATAACCTATAAATTGGTCGACTTCAACAAGATTTCATTTGGTCAGTTCGTGGATATTGAAACATTTCTTAAGAAAGATGAAGCATATAGAATTGCTAACTTAAATGAACTAGCAGCCTATCTATATACAGAGGAAGGTACAAGTTATTCTGATAGTGATTTCCCAAAAAGAATTGAGGAGATGAAAGACATTCCCGTAAAGTATGTTGAGTCATCGCTTTTTTTTTTATTGAGTTTAGAAAGGGGATTACAAGAGCTTTCTCAACTCTATTCCCAGAATCCGAGATTGTGGAAGATAATGAAACTCAGAATAGCTTTGGGGAATTTTGGGGATGGTATGCAGCCATATCTAGGTTGGCTGACGACCAGCTTTGGCGTTTTGACCAGATTACTAACTTATCCCTTGTATCTTGTCTTAACCACATGTCGTACTTACTTGACGT